TGCTGGATCAATGATTCCTTCTTTGACCATGTCAACATAAATTTCTCTCCTTACATCATAACCATAAGAATTTGAAAAGGCCTCAGATTTACCATCTGGTCTTGAATCATAGATATTATTCCAAATAACTTCAGCATTAAGACCAGCATTTTCCATTATATAATTGAAGGGGGCTTCGCAGGCTTTAAGTACTATTGAAATACCTTCATGTTGATCAGTATTTTCACCTTTCAAATTTACTATAGAAGATCTTGCTCTCATTAGTGCTATTCCTCCTCCTGGTACAACTCCCTCATCAATTGCAGCTCGTGTTGAAGCTAATGCATCTTCAACTCTATCTTTCTTTTCTTTCATTTCTAATTCTGAACCTGCTCCGATCTTCATTATTGCAACCCCTCCTATCAATTTACCAAGTCTTTCTTGCATACCTTCCTTTTCATAAGAAGATGAAGAATCATCAATCATATTTTGGATTTCTTTGCATCTATTTTGAATAACTTCTGTTTCACCTCCACCATCAACTATAGTAGTTTGCCTATTATCTATTGTTATCACCTTTGCAGAACCAAACCATTCTGGTTCAAATTGTTCTAATTTCATACCCTTATCTACAGATACAACTGTTGCTCCAGTTAAACATGCAATATCTTCTAACATATCTTTTCTTTTGTCACCAAAGCCAGGAGCTTTAACTGCTGCAACTTGTAGTGTTCCTCTTGCTTTATTTACAATTAATCCAGCTAATGCTTCTCCATCTATATCTTCTGCAATAATTACTAAGGGTTTGGATTGTGCTATACAATATTCTAACGTTTTTACTAAACTTTTTAATGATGTAATTTTTCTATCGTATAATAAAATCAAAGGTTCTTCCATTTGAACTAGCATTGATTGCTGATTTGTTATAAAATATGGAGAGCAATATCCTTTATCAAATTGTAACCCTTCAACTACTTCTAATTCATCTTCAGCAGTTCTAGATTCCTCTATGGTTATCACACCATCATTTCCAACTTTTTCCATTGCAGATGAAATAAGATTACCTATAGTTGAATCGTTATTAGATGAAATTGTTCCCACTTGTGTTATCTCTTCATTTGATGTTACTTCAGTTGATATTTCATCAATACCTTCAATTATACCTTTTACAGCTAAATCCATACCTCTTTTTAATTCAATTGGATTAGAGCCATTCATAACTTTTCTATATCCTTCTTGTAGAATTGAATGAGCTAATACCGTTGCGGTTGTTGTTCCATCTCCAGCTTCATCGTTAACTTGATTTGCTACTTCTTTTACCATTTGAGCACCAGCATTTTGGATGGGGTCTTCCAATTCTATTTCCTTTGCAACTGTTACACCGTCCTTTGTAGAATGATATTGACCATAACCTTTTTCAAGAACTACGTTTCTACCACTTGGCCCTAGAGTAGCTCTTACTGCTTCTGCTAGTTTATCAACTCCTATAAAAAGCTCCGTTCTTGCTTCTGTACTAAAACTTAATTTCTTTGACATTTATTATTCTCCTATTATTGTTTCTAAATCTGGTTCCCTGATTATTAGGTATTCTTCACCTTCCAATTCAGTTTTTCTTGCACTGTGTTTTAGAAATACTACCATATCTCCAACTTTACATTGCATAGCTCCTCTTGACCCAGATAACAATAATACTCCTGGACCAACCGCTACAACTTCTCCTGTTACTACAGCTTCTTGAGTAGTATCAGGCATAATAACGCCTCCGGATGTAATATCATCTGCGTCTGTTTTTTTGATTACGACCTTGTCGCCAATTGGGTATAACATATAATAACCTTTTTTTAATTCTAATTTATAACTATTTTCTTAATAATAAATATCTAGATTTGAATCAACTATTGATATTTTCATTATATTTTTCTAATAATTCTTCTATATAAGGCATTTGCTGAAATTCTTCAATTGGAACTATACACTGCTTGTAAAATAGTATATCATAATCAATTTCGAATTTGTCTTTATTTTTATCAATTAAATGCAAATCATCTTCATTTATACAAATAGCTTTATGCCTTTCTTTTATTTTTTTGTCGTCTTCAATTTTAGATTTAACATAAAATAGATAGGGATTATCTAAATTAGTTAATTCTGTTCCTAAAATATCATTTGCCCAAACAGCAGCTTTTACATGCTGGGGCATTGTTTTTGTATAAGTATTAAATGGTTTTCCAAAGGCTTTGGCCATACCAATCTTTTGATATGGTTGTGATTCAACCTCTTTACGTAAATTTAGAATCCAATCTAAAGTTAATTTTTTTGTTACAGCTAACTCAGCCATATCATTTAATCTTTTCTTTAAGAACTCTGGTGTTTCTTTACGTATAATATTCATCCCTCTTATTACTTTCTTTCCTGAACCTTTTATTATTCCATAATATCTTTTCTTTACATCTCCAAAATATATTCTATCTAAATAGTATTCAAATTTCAAATCTAAGAACATGAAGTCTTTTACTGGACCAGTATTATGCTTTTTTACAAAATCCTTATATAAAGAATCATTATATTCTTTTTGCATTCCTTTCATACCATCCTCATCTTTACCATTAGATTTTATGAATACAGAATCTGTATCTGCATATAAAGGTTTATGACCTTTATTGTTAAAATGAATTAGGCCAAATTTCAAAGCCTGTCTTGCAAAGAATGTAACTGCATCTGCACATTCAAATAAGCACATTCTAAATAATGAATATCCCATTGCACCATATGCAGAATTCATAATAATTTTATATGACCATTGTCTTTTATGCATTGCTTCACGATTACCAGAAGAAATTTCTCCAGCTTTTAATGCTCTATTGATCTCTACCCTTTGAACAAATATCTTTTTAAGTATTTGTGGTATTATACCAACTTTGTGTGTATGACCATAAAACAAATATCTCCTACCGAATAAATCCTTAGAATATCCAGTGTCTACGTAATCTATATTATCATCTTTCAGTTGTTGTACTACATCTTCGATATCTATACCGCCCTTCTCGCACTGTTCTTGGGAGCATATGAAAGTTTCTGGTGAAATGTTAAATGCCATCATAGTTGTTGGATATAGCGAAGTATAATCCATTACTGTTACATTTTCATTCAAGCCTGGTTCTGTTGGATCAATAACTATAGCCCCCTGATAATCTCTTCTGCGTTTTGAATATCTAGTAGGGAAAATAGTTTTATTATGGAATTCTTTGCACATGTAATTATCACATAGCATTGATTTAAAGAATACAAGATTTAACGTTTGTAAATTTGCAATTTGTTGCATTGAAATGTATAAGTCAAATACTTGAACTTTTTCATTTATCTCTTTAAGAATCTCAACATCACGTACAGCATATTTTAAGAATCCTTCATAATCATCTAACCAATCCTTCCAGGTTGATGCTGTTAATTTTCCAAATTCTTCATCTTTAAGAATAACCTTTGCTGCTGTTGCCAATTTCCAATTTGGCAAATTATATTTCAAATCTTGTAAAGCTTCCATCATATCAATATGGTCTAAACCTTTTATTTGAAATTTCCAATAATCACCTCTTTTTCTAATATAATAATCTTTTACCGGAGATAACTCTTCAATCGGTAATCCAAGGCGTTTGCTTCTATTTAATATATAAGGCATATCATAACCAGAAGAATACCACCCAGAAAGAATATCTGGTTTGCAGGTTTTAACTAAGTTAATAAACCCAAGTAATACATCTTCTTCTGTTTTACAAAAGACATATGTTACATTATCCTTGTCAACAAATTTTGGTTCTGTAAAATTCTTAGTCTTTTCTGGGTGCCATGAAAATACAAAATACTTCTTAGCTTCACTTGAATATGCAACTATTGAAGTAATAGGCATGTTTGGTGAATCAGGTCTGTTTTGAGATGAATCATTGGGATCATACCAAGTCTCAATATCTAAATACATAAAGTGACGCTTAGTAGACCATTCCAAGTTGTTATCCAATATAAACTTAAACTCTGGAGTTAGGTCTGCTTGGTAAGTGCGTTTTATATGTTTCTTTGTTAATCTATTTTTGTTTTTTATAGAAGTATAATATACACGTAGAAGATCTTTACCATCTACAGATTTATATATTTCATCGCCTGGGGTTTTCATACCAGGGAAATCATCTATATCAGAAATGTGCTCAGCATCATAGTAAAAGTAATCTTTATACTTTTCTTTTATCTGTACATTCTTTCCATTGCTATCATATCCTGATAGATGCATATCCCATTCACCCTTATTAAAGTGTGATGTGATTTTAGAAACTTTTATATTATTCAGCATACCCATTCTTTTTATTATATACTAATATAACAAATTTTATTAACTTATCCAAATTTTTTGAGTGGAACTTATTAACAATTATTTAGTTCCAGATGAACCAAATCCACCTTCACCTCTTGAAGATACTTCTGGATATAACTCTTTTTCTTCTACTTCTTCTACTATAGGGTCGCCTAATTTTAATAATACTAGTTGTATTATTTTATCACCAGGATATAGTGTTTGATCAATTAAACCAATATTTGTTAGGTTTATATGTACTTCTCCTTGATAACCACAATCAACTACACAAGCTCCTACCTGTAGCTTTTTATTTACTGCTACTCCAGATTTATTAAATGCTACCAATGCAAACCCTTCAGGCACATTAACCTTTATTCCAGATGGAATTAAACAAGACTCTTGAGGTTTTAATTTTATCATACCATTTTGTAATATACTTTTATCGTTTGGTATAAAGAAGTCTATACCAGCATCTGTTGTGTTTGCTCTAGTTGGAGATTTTACATCTCTAATTTTTGTAAACTTCATTTTTTCTCCTATTTGTTATTTTGTTTTAATACTTCTTTCTCACCAGCAAAGCAATGTAATGAGACGATTTTCATATCATAAATACCAAGCTTTACATCGTCCCACTTTTTTGAACGGCCTTGTAATGTTTCTAATACCCATTTTGCTTTTCTCATTGCTAAGTATATATCATCACGGAAGTGGCGTATATAATCACAAGAACGAATAAAGTAGAATAAATGTAACCAATTATCTCTTCTAATAAAATGATACCCTAATGTGCATGGAACTCTTTCTTCGTGATGTGCACCAGTATCTTCTGGGAACCATATGGGTAAGAAAGCTTGACGCGTAAAAGGTTCTCTTTCTAATAATTGTACTACATCTTGCATATCACCATATCTGTATCTCATTCCCTCTATATGATTAGGCCATAGTCTTTCTGGATAAGTATGAGAAAACTTCTCATCGGATTTAAACTGTTTATTACCTTTTTGTGCAAATGGCCACCATTCACTACTAGGTGGTGGGTTTAATGGTACTCCACCAACTCTTTCTGCAAAATGATCATCAGCCCATGGTAGATTTGGTTTAATTTCTTTTACCATTTCTGAAATTTCTTGTGGCATAATAAATTTTACATCATGATTGAATAATTCCCACATTGCTTGGTCTACATTTACTGATTGCCATTTTCCACTAAATACTTCTTTACCTAAACTGTAAAGTTTATCTTTAGTTTCTTTTATTGCTAAACTTGGTTTTGGATGTATATTCATATTAATTTTTTAAATCTTATAATAGATTTATTATCAAAATTATTTTCAAATTCTATAACATTTCCTAAATATTTATCTATGGTTTCCATTATATTATAATACATTCTATCTTCTAATTCATAATCTGAATTGTCCCAATGGTCCCCTCTATCTCTACTATTTGTATTATCTCCAGTTACATATATAATTTTATCATCTACTGTAATTATACCTTCATGTAGTATTTTCATAAGAATTCTATTTGATTCTTGTTCTGTAACTCTTCCCTCTATGACCCCCCAAGCTAATGGTGAAATTATGCTTCTATCAGTTACAATATTTTCTATGTACCCATGATTATTTAGGTCATGTAATATTACTCTACCCATACCAAAAGCATTGGCAGCTAATTTATCTTTACCTAAATCAAGGATATTATACCATTTGGCATATGGAAATTTATAAACCTTAATTCCAGCTTCTTGTAACAAGTGTGTTTTACCCGTATTTCTCGGGCCTTCTATCATTGTAATCATATTGCTAATATAATAAAAAAAATTGACTTATCGAAATTATTCGCCGTATAAGTTGAATGTTTTTGGTGGTTCTGGGGTTACTTCTACTTCTTCAACAGCATATACTTTACCATCTAGAGCAGCAAGATGAAAATCTCTATGGCCCTCTCTTTGGTAAATATATTCCAGCGCATCTGTTAAAGATGGTAGTACCATTTTTGTATCTCCACTTACAGGAGTCCATCTATCTCCAGGTGGTACTCTTTCTAATACTAAATCTTTTTTTTCTTCTTTTATTTTTTCTTCCAAACTTTTATCTCCTCTTTGTTTTTAACCAATTTTCCTCTTTCTCTTTTGTTGGCCAACCTCTTGGAAGTTCACATCTTTTACAAACCCATCTTATTTCTCTTTCGTTTGTAAATCTTATTTCCTGTTCTTTATGTCTGCAATTTTCTTGATATTCTTCTATTTCTTTCTCTATTTCCTTTAACCTTATATGTAGTTGGTCTATTCTGTACTCCACGAGTTTCTCCCATTAAATATTCATTAATGCATAACTCTTGAATCAAATCAGGTAATTTCACAAGCTCCTCCTGCACATGCTAGTTCACCAGATAGATTTGTATTATCACCTTCTTCTATAACATTTGATAAATTAACTTCTTTTAAAGTTTTTTCCATTTCTTTATACTTTGCTTTAGTTATATCTTCAAATGGAGCTTGAGTATATGTACCACCGTCATAAGGTAATACTGAAAGTCCATTATATGAATTTCTATTTTCCCACATCCATTCTCCTGCTAGTTCCCAATCTTTATCTTTTAAGGATATAGTTGCAGATACATTATGTGTATTCGAACCTTTTCTATGACCTGATTTTACCCATTCAGTAGCTACTTTCCTAACTCTATCTAATAATGCAAATGGAGATTCAGTTCTTAATATCGAACCACTTGGTGCTTTTTGAGGAACTTGAATAACTGCAGTGTCGTGAGGTCTAAAATATTCATCTTCAACTAACTCTGGGTGATACTTGGATAAGTGTCGATATATTGATTCGTTTTTACCAACTCTCAATCTTCTAATATAAAAATCATTATGCCATGCATGAATACCAGAGCTTGTTCCTAGTGCTAAAGAAGTTGTTCCTGCTGGTTTTACTGTAGTACATCTTGCTGCTTTATTAATACCAATAATTTTTGCTACTCTTGAATTTTCTCTTTTTACAACATCTGCTGCTTTTTTTAAATCATAACCTAATACAGCACCAGAACCAATACCAGTCATAGAAACACCAACTAATGCTTCTTTCTCAGTAGTTTCTCTCCAAACGTCTCTTAGATAATGGAATGAAGTATATCCTGCTTGGAGTGTTCCTATAAATGCTGCAGCTTTTACTCTTGCATTTAAGTCTTCTTGTGATTCGATATTTGAAACATTTACTTCACAAAGATTACAAAACTGAAAAGGTCTTAAGGCAATTTCGCAACATGGGTTAGTTCCCCAATCTTTGTCGTTGTTAAGATAAATTCCTGGTTCTCCATTTCCAGATAATTCAATACGTTTCCATAAATCCATGAAGAATTCTTTTTTAATCTTATGTCTCATTAAACATGCTGAATTATTTGCTCTACCTCTCTGTGGGTTTAATTCCCACCAGTTTCCAACTTTACATGAAATCATTTCACCATCATCAGCACTAAATAAAGAAATAAGTGCAGCTCTTCTAATACCACCAGCTAATACTGCATCAGCAATATGGCAAATCATATCATGAGCTTCTAAAGTTGTTAGACTGTCTCCAGTTTCTTTAGATTCTAAAATACCAGTTAGTTTTACAATACATTCTTTTAGTGGTTGTGGTCCAGGAGCTTTACCACCAGAAGTTATCAATCTTGCACCCTTTGGTCTAATATCTGAAAAGTCAAAATCAATTCTTGAACCTCCTCCATTCATATAAGATTTCATAAGAACTTTTATTGCATCTGCCCAACCTTCAATTGAATCTCCAATTAAAAATCTTCTTGCTCTTTTTGGATAGGGTTTACTTATTATTGGTAATTTTTCAACATGATGTTTTTGTACAGAATATCCAACCCCAGTGCCACCTAACAACAAAAACATTGTTTCACTAAAAGCATCAATATGGTCTATTGGTAAATAAGCACAGTTGTAAACTCTGTTTGGAGATATTTCAATTGGTTTGCCAGCAAATTGCATTGACCTCATTGATGGAAGTACTTTTTTGTCATAAACATACCAATATGCATTTGCAATCTGTCCTACTAATTCTGGATATTTTTTAAGATGCATTTTTCTATTTCTATCAACTAACTCTGTCCAGGTTTCACGTCTATTTTTTTCTGGGATGTACTTTGCATACTTCATGTATACTGTTATTTCTGATAAAATCTGACTTGATACTTCCATGATCCTTTCCCTTTATTCTTAATTATAGATAAAAACAACCGGCATTGGTTGTGCCGGATTCTATAATAAATATCGATATATAATTATATAACAACTACTATCCATTTAATTCTTTGAACTTATTACCAAGCATTTTCCTTAAGTATTCAGAATTATTATTTATATCCTCCTGTGCTGCTTGTCCTTGAACAGTGGCTCCATCGTAAATATCTATTTGACCATTTGAAGCATTCATCTTACTTGGTAATGTAATTCCGTCAGGTCCAAATCTATTTTTAATAATATGCCATCTTCCAGTTCCAGCTGCTTTATCTTCTATTTTACGAGATAAAGATATAACAAAGTCTGCTGTCATAATCTTGGAATATGATTCTGCAATCTTGTCAGCTTGTATTACGTCTTCTTGCAATGCAGACCTATTTGCTTGAGATGCGGTCCATACTGGTACTTCATATTCACCAGCTAAACCTCTTAAGTCTTCATAGATATTACCAAGTTCATGCCTAACCTCTCTACCATTTCCTCTTAATAAATCTGCATAATCTACTATTATCAAATCGGGCATCCTACCTTGTATCTTGCATTTTTCTATATGTGAACCTATAGATAAAACTGTTGCCCCTTTTGTTGGATAATATTTTATAATCAATTCTCCAGATATATTCTTTACCCGTTTCTTTACATCATCCAAGTTATACTTTAATTCTTGAGCTGGTATCCCTGTAAAAATTGCATCATATCTTAGCCCAACATACGCTTGATTTAATTCCAATGTATAATGCAATACAGTTTTACCAGCTTTTACAGCATTCGCTCCAATGTTTGCTAATGCCCAAGATTTACCTATACCGGCGGGTGCCACCATTACTCCAAGCTCTCCACTACCTAACCCCCCATCGGACAAATCATCAATTACTTCCCAACCGGTTGTAATTGTGTTACGAACACTTGACTTATACCTATCATCGATTTCGGTATTATATTCGTGGCCGATATTTCTGTCGCCTCCTGCCTTCATTGCTTCGTCTATTTTAACCTTTATGGCATCAAACTCACCGCTCTCTAGCAGGTTAACGGATTCAACGATGGCACCCTTTAATTTTTGATTTTTACAAAACTTAATAGATTCTTCTTTGATAAAGTCTAAATCAGATGAACCAGCACTTCTCATTGCATCTTTTAGCGAAGATACAACTGAAGTTTCCAATACATCGTCTGTTAGCTCTTTTATCTTTACTTTCATCACCTCCATTGTTGGTGGAGATTTAAATTCTACTACATGGCTTTTTATACATTTAACAATAAAAGAAGTTGCTTCAGATTCAAAATATCTATAGTCTAATATATCAGATATCTGTTGTAGGAAATTCTTATCTGTTAATAATGCTGCTATTAACTTAACTTGGAAGTTGTAACCAAAATCTGAAAGTTTATTTATCATATTTAGCCTTTGTGTCTAAAGATAAGAATACATCTCTTATCCAAAATTCTATATTTTTTACTATTTGCATTCTATCTTCTAAAAGCATTTTCATAAAGTCGTATTTTACAAACGATGGTATTGGAGCTTTTACTATATTTTGCAATCTTTCTTTTGCTGAACCAGAGATATCCGCTTCATGTAATTGCATTAGCTTATAATTTAGATAGAGCTTTTCTTCATTATCTTTTATTAAATCCAATTGCCTAGAAGGAATTGAATTGGTTTTTGCATATTCTATAATATCCTCTAATGTTAATACATCAGTGCCGAATAGTATTGGTAAATATTTTATAAGTGATTTATGACCCAAGCCTCGTATACCTGGTACATTGTCGCCTTTGTCTCCTAATAAACATTTATATAAAATATAATTTTCGGGTCTTAACTCAAATTCATCTTTAACATCATTTTGGAAATAATATTTCTTTTTGGTTGGTGACCAAACTGTAATTCTTTTATCTACTAATTGTATGAAATCTTTATCAGAAGACATTATAAAACATTTACTATTTGAAAGTAATTGTTTACAAATATAAGCTATAGAATCATCAGCTTCTATCTTATCTATAGTTGCTAATGTTATTGGGCAGTTACTTAAATAATTCAATAGTCTTTGCATTTGATTTTTCATTGCAAGTCTATTATCTTCTGCTGAATCTTGTTGATGTGCAGCCCTTAGTAATTTCCTATTAACTTTGCGATTTTGCTTATATTCTGGAAGTAGTTTTCTTCTACGTTGGCTTCCCCCAGCTCCATCAAAACAAATTATAACCCTAGTTGGTTTTATATTTTTAATTGCATAACCAATAGAAAGTAGAAAACCCTTTATACCTCCAACATGAATTCCATCATCATTAGTAGATGGATTCATAACAAATGCTCTGATAAACGTATTCAGCCCATCTATTAAGAGGACTCTATCGTTTAATCCTAATTTGGTATCGTCTTCTTTTAATGTGCTTAGTATATCGCTATAATACTTTTTCATATAGGTTTTTATTTTTTATTATGTGAGAACAATAAATAGATAGGGGTTGCTTTAGCTGTCTATATCAGGACCCCCTATCTATATATTGAAATTTCCTTGGAAGAAAAAATTTTGTTCGCAATTTTTTTCCAAAGTGAGATTTTCCCTCTAAACCCTTGGCATTAGCCTATCGGGACATCATCGTTACCAATCTCTACGTCGTCTATACCTATATCTCCTGTTTGATAAGACATAACCAATGCATTACATATCGATTGATAAACTCTTTCCTTACGTTCCGGATTATTTAAGATTTTACTTTCGAATTCCTTAGACATAAATTTAATCTCTTCTCCAGTTTTGGAATCTGTGTATGTATACCAAGATCCTCCTTGTTGTACAAGATCATAATCTTTCATAACTTGTAGCCATGAACCATAATCATCAATACCTCTATCGAAATATATTTGAAATTCTGCAATTCTTAATGGAGGTCCCATCCTATTCTTAACTACTTGAGCCTTTAGTTTAATACCAATTACTTGTTCTTTTCCATCAACTTTAGCTTTTATCTGCCCTGCTGCTTTTAATCTTAATCTACAAGAAGCATGGAATCCTAGAGCTTTTCCACCAGATGTTGTATAGGGATCCCCGAAGGAAACGCCCAATCTTACTCTTAGTTGATTTGTAAATACTAAGCAAATTCTTTGGCGTCCTATTAATTGTGTCATCTTCCTCATTGCTTTTGAAATTATAATAGCTTTGCTTGTAGCCCAACCATCTTTTTCAAAATCTGCTTCTTGCTCTACTTTTGTTGTTGCTCCTGCTACTGAATCAACTATAATTGTAACTAACCGATTGTTATCTGACTCTCTAATTTTTAGAATAATATTTTCAATAACTTCAAAAATATCTTCAATAGCTTCTAGCTGTATGTATAACATACTTTTTATATCTATACCTATAGCTCTTGCGAATTCTTCATTCATTGCATTTTCAGTATCTATATAAACTGCTAGTCCACCTTTCTTTTGAGTGTTAGCTAATAAGTGAGCGCCAATTAAAGATTTACCAGAGGCTTCTAAACCGGTTAATTCGGTTATCCTCCCAACTGGTATACCACCATTAGGTCTATTTGAAATTGCTAAATCTAACAAAGATGAACCGGTGGATACCCATTCAGTTAAATCTGTTGGTGTATCCTCCGCTCCATCTAAGAAATATGCAACCTTCATTGATTTAAATTTCTTATTAAGTGAGTCTGCAATAACTCCGGCTAGTTCGTCTCGTTCTGCAATACTTTGCTTTTGCTTTTTATTCTTTCTAGCCATAATTATCTCCTAATTATTGAATAGATCGTCAAAAGCAGTATCTATATCATCAGTTTTTTTAACGCCTGCTACAGCAGGAGTTGCTTTTACTGGTTCAGTATCTTCACCTTCACTTGGATTTAACCATTCTTCCAATGCTGCTTTCAAATCTTCATAGGAAACTTTCTTGAAAATATTCATCAAGTCTTCTTGACCATTCATAATATTTTCTGCTACTGCTTTATCTTCTGTTGCAGGTGATTGGTTAGGTTTAACCATAATTGCAGTTTTAGGGAAACGTTCTTGCCCTTCTGCTGGCGTGAATGTTACTGTAATATCTCTACCAGATTTTAAATCCGTAATATCACCGTAATCTGGGTCTGCTATAAATGTTAATAGTTCTTGATAAACTGTTTTACCAAATCCCCATAATTTAACACCTTCAGATTCTTGGCCTCTTACTAATACAGGAACGTAAGTTCTCATTTTAGGAGTAAGTCCCTTTGCCAGTTGCCAGTCATCTCTGTTACCAGTTTGCTTTAGTTTGTCAGCAAATTCTGATACTGGGTCTGCTTCACCAAAAGTAGTTGGTGATAGATAATTCCTTTTACCTAAACCATAGTGAAAGAATAATTCCTGAAATGGGTTATCTTTGTCGTACTGATAAGGTACTATTCTTACTTGGTTTTTACCTGGTTCAGGTTTCCATAAATTCGACGTTCTAGTCGTCGATGTTTGTAATCCTTGTAATTTCTTACGGATTGCTTCTAAATCAATTGCCATAATTAATTCTCCTTTTTTATTTGTTATTTTTAATTTCTTGCACGTCTTTTCTTAGGTCTTGTGCTTGACCCTTTAATAGTTGCATTGCTTTTCTAATTCTTGTACCAGCAGATTTATTACCATTGTTGAACTTTTCAACATCTGATGATATACTAGTTAAAGTCTCTTGCAAGTTTTCGATTGTAATCATGTCTAATTCTCCCTTTTTAATTGTTAATACTAATATAATAAAAAATTACGACCTATCCAAATTATTTCCAGAAAATTTGTACCATTACTAACGTTGTTGCAAGAGTAAGACAAACTGCGGTTTTAGCAGTAATACCTTCACTCATATGTATATACGTTAGTATGGCAAAAATAATTGCTCCAATACCAAAACCAAGCAAACGCCCTGGCCATAATTGGCCATCAAAATGTTCAACAATATACTTGGTTCCCATAATAAATGAATATGAAATTGGGATTCCAAGTGTTGCTGCTAAGATTAGTGGGTGTTCTTTGGCCCATTTAGAAATAAATTGGCCATTGGTTTGATACCATATAACAATTTGCCCGAAAGCGAAACACAGCATTCCTAATAGTAATTTGTTCATTTTTGTACTTTTTATTTATTATTTACTAATATAAGAATTTTTTTTGACTTATCCAAAGAAATTCGGGAAAACTTTATCTTTTTATGCTTTTGTGAAATATCTTAAAACTGCATCGTCTGGGTAAATTTCATAGTCATCATATCCTTGACCTTCCCAAGATTTACCAGTCCATTTGAATTTTTGATTATTTTTCAAAGTACCACCTGCTGATTTCCAATCTTTACCTTTATTCCATAAACCCATCATTTTCGCAGGTGCAAAATTAGTTTCAGACTTTTTATATTTGAATGGTGGTTTAACTGAAATTCCTACTTCATCATCATCACCATCCCAAAAGAATATTGGTTGCTTTGGTGTAATTTCATCAGACTTGAAGTATTTATTATCTGCATTTGGACCTTCAGTTACTAGATCCATCGAATTGTTTTCATTGATAACAAACTTTTTATTTAGTTTATTCCATTCTCTAATATCGAATTTAGTCATTTTTATGTTCTCCTTTTTTTATAAAATGCGTCTTCATTCTATTATAATATAAATATCAACGTTTAATCTTTATATAGATAATATCATCAACTTCTGTCTGAATTCTTTTAAGACCTTCATCATTGGTTAATAGCATTGTATTTCTATAATTTTCCCAATCTAGTTGATAAGATGTATCTAGTACACCATTATTCAAAACTGTTATTAGAGCATTTAAAGCGTTTATTGTATATAAACTATTAGTTGCTTTCTTTCTATGTAAAAGGATAGTATTATCTAATTCAGAATAATTTTCATCTACAGAAATATTATATGTACACATCAACTCGTTAGAGTTTTCAACATTTTTTAATAGAAAGATTTTATTATATAATATATCATACTTTTCTATTATTAAATCAAGTGTTTTACGCTTTTGTTTTGGACTTGTAAATGTACATAGTAAATTAGTTCTCATTCTATTATTCCCTATCTACATACCTTTTTAAGATTACCAGCATATACTGCATTAGGTCTTGCAACCCAATTTCCATTTTTATCTTGTGCTGGTTTAAAACCTGGGCTTGCTTGGAATGCCATATTATTTATACAATTTATACCATCGCTCATTTCTATCTTACCAGTCTTAGTATTTGCATTTGCGTTTGCATAATCTTGAAAAGCTAAATCATTGTTATGTACTTCCTGTAGTATTAACCCTCCTCTAGCATATTGTTCCATTCCATCAAGTAACATTTTCTTATTTTCATCAGTCATACCTTTATACTTACCATCAGCTTTCCACTTTGCTAGATTATCCTCTGCCCATTGTCTAGGCGTTCTTCCATCTTTGAATTTAAGATCACCCTTTATTAAACCTGCATCTCTTGCTGCCTTTTCTTCTTTGTCTAATACGGCCTTACCAGATTGTATCTTTTCTTCAGATAGTTCAGCACCTTTCTTTTTCCCACCTATAAAATTGTTATGTTGGGATAAGACATTTGTTAAACTTTCTTTAGTAGTTTCGGATTTGAAAGTAGTCATTCCTAATTTTGCAGTAAATCCTGATGCTGCTCCTCCATCTTTCTTAACACTTAAGCCACCGGCATCTGTCATAGTAACTATCGTTTTTCCTCCAGCTGCTATTTTCTTAATATAGTCTGGGTCCTTTGGATCTAAATCTTCGGTTGGAAATTGTATTAAATCTGCTACAGGAAATGTTTCACCTGATGGTGCTATGGTTGGTTTGCCATTTTTATTATTGGCAAGTAATACTAATGATTCAGCTAGATCTGGTGCTGCTTTCGAAATAGAAGCAACATTACCCATTCTCTTCAAAATTTCCATAGACTCTTTTTCATACTCAGAAGGGTCATCTATATTTGATAGATTACCTAGATCGGTCACTATCTGTTTTTCAGCTTTTGTAGGATTTTCACCTAGAGCTTCTTCCAATTTATTAGCTATTACCTTAGGACCTTCTTTTGCTAACTTATCTCTACCCTCTTTAGTTGCAGGGTTTGCACCTTCTACTAATGATACTGAGTCTAGATTATCTATCTTATCGTAAGAATCTATAAGATTGTTATATCTTATAATACCACTTTGTAATTGTTCAACTTTGTGTTCTACATCTTCATCAGATATACCAGGATTCTGTTCTTTATATTCTACAATTTCTTTTATTAGTGAATCTGTATCTGGCATTGACTGTCTTCTCATGGTATGATCTCCAACTTTTACTTCAGTGATCTTTCCATCAACTCTAGTCTTTTCAACTTTGTTTGAAATAGTTTTACCCATTTTACTCAAGGTTAAGATTTTACCACCAATCTTAACTGGTACAGATTCTTTCGATGTAATTGGATCGGCTTCTCCCATTCCCTGTTCTCTCATCTTACCCAATATACTTCTTCCAGCATCTCCACCTTTTATTTCTATTTTATCTCTAGCTCCTTGTCTGAAATCACCTTCTTCTTTATTTGCTATATAAATTTCAACTACGTTTTTGTTCTTCTTAATTCTTGCATACTTGTTTATTACATCTATAGCTTCAGGACTTACATCTTCACCTTTTAATAATTTTGTAAAATTTTCTTTGAAGGTCTGTTCATCTTGTTCATTTGAGAAAGCTATATTATCGACTTTTGCATTTGCAGCTTCTAATGCTTTAGGCATATGCTTTTCAACTTTCTTTTGAAGTTTTTCTTCTGGCGTTGGTTTGGCCTTTTTAACAGCTTTCTTCTTTTTAGAAGGTTTTTTATCTGTTGGAGGTTCTGGATCAGGTTTACCAGTTGATGCGTCGCCATAATAATATCTTCCACCTTTTGGTCCAACTTGAACTTTTGCTCCCTTTGGTGGTTTTCCATCAACATATATTTTACTCCTTTTTTCAGATATTTGAGATATGAAATCAGATATGAATTCATCAGAGTATTTATGATCACGCAAAGTTGTTTCAAGAAGATCTAAGTGATCTTTCTTGCTAGGGTCTGGCATACCATCATTGACACGCCATGCCCAATCTTTAACTAGTTTATCTATCAACATTTTCATCATTTATAAATATCAAAAAACTAAGCTAAAAGTTTCATATCATTGTAGTTATTACCAGTGTGTATTTTTACTGGGAAGTCTAATTCTTTTGCTATTGTGTCTTTCAAATTCATCTCCTCTTTAGATATATCAAATAGAAATGCATCATACGTATATAATATCAATTTAGATTGTTTCCCTTCTAGGATATTTTCCATATTCTGAATTGTTTTTATATTTCTTTCAGTTTCATAAGCTTGTATTAAATAATTAAATAACTTTTGAGGGTTCATGTCTGCCAGATTTCTTTTATATAACCTTCTTTTGAATACAGGTGTCTGTATGTAACCCTTGTTATAATAACTATCCCAGAGAGAAGAAATATATTGTTTTGTTTTGTAAAAATAGTCTATTGATTCTAATTCTTTTGGTATTCCTCCATAAAGAACTTGAAACGACATTGCTTTAGATTGTTTATATTCTTCCTTAGTAACAGATTTAACACCGTAAAAGTGTTTTGCAAAATATTCATGTACAGAAGTAGAAGGTAAAGGGTAACCTATAAGATCAGCAATAAGTCTAATGTGATATGCATCAAAATCCATTTCTAATAAACACCCAGAATTAAATCTACTTATATACTTTTCTCTAGTTCCATCAGCTTTATTTAATGC